CCCATGCCCCTACCACCACCACCCCACGACCTGCCCCCAGCCCAACACGCCATCTGGACCGACACCACCACCCGCCTCGCAGCCCTCGGCATCGACACCGTAGACCCCCGCCACCTCCGCGCCTACGTCCGCACCGCCCACAACCTCGACCAAGCAACCACCCTCCTCGACCAAGCAGGCGCCTTCATCGACGCAGGCGGCCACGTAGCCCCCAACCCCGCAGCAGCCCCCCACCGCACCCTCACCCGCGACCTAGCCCGCCTCGCCACCACCCTCGGCCTCACCAGACCCGCCGCCGCGCTCGTGCCTGTACATGCTGAGCAGCCCATGCGTGCTGGCCACGGCCCACACGATCACTGGGGGGCACGCTGGTGTGAGGATCACAGCAGGTGGGAGTGCACGGGGCAGCGGTCCAAGGGCCGGGGACAGTGCCACGGGCAGGCGCGGCGCGGTACCAACACGTGCCGTATGCACCCCGGTAGCAACGGCGACATTAAGCACCTGGCGGCTGTGGTGGCTGAGCAGGCCGAGCGGGTGGCGGGGCCATTGCCTGGGGGCCGGGAGCTACCGGATGTGCACCCGGCTGACGCGCTGCTCAACCAGGTCAGGTACTGGGCGGGGCTTACCGGGTGGCTGGATGAGATGGTGGCCGGGTTGGAGCAGGGCAGCATGGTGTGGGGGCTGGTGCGGGAGACGGTGGACGCGGGCGGCGAGTTCCCCGGCACCACGCGGGTACATGGCGCTGGCCTGCACACCTGGGTGCAGTGGCATGAGCGGGCGCACAAGATGCTGGCCACGGTGTGTGAGATAGCGTTGCGCGCCGAGGTGGACCAGGCCGCTTTGGCGTTGCAGCAGGCCCAAGGCATGCAGGCGTTCCGCGCTTTCCAGGCGGGGTTGCAGCGGCTGGCGCTGACCCCGCAGCAGTGGGAGCTGGCGCGAGTGGAGATGCCCAAGGTGCTGCGGCAACTGGTGGCTGCCTAAGCGGAGGACCGCAGCCGGCGGCCCGGTTGCCAGCCGGTGGGCACCGGTAAGAACGATCAAGGGATGGCCTGGCCACGGGCCGGGGCGGTAAACGGAGGGGTGACACGATGGAAGCCAGCAAGCGCGCCAAGGCGGCGGCTGCGGCCGAGCAGTCCCGCCGGGCCAAGCACTACCGTGGGCCGCTGTTCACCGCCGCTGGGGTTGGCCCGGTGCTGCACACGGGTGGTTGCTGGTGCGGCGGCAAGTTCGGCCACGACTGGGCCGGCAAGGCCGAGGGTGACCCGCACCCGCGTGATTGGCCCGGCAAGGTGAACGGGCATGGCTACCGGTGACCCGTGCGGGTGCCGGTGCCACGAGTGGAGGCCGCGCCGCTGGCGGTTGTGCCTGCGCTGCGGCCAGTACCAGGGCGACCTAGGCGAGGGGGCTACCCGTGCCAGCGTGGATACACAGCAGCAGCCGCAGCCGGTGGGAGTGGGTGGAAGGCCCCAGCGAACGGCGGCCGGGCAACGCGCTTGCCACGATCCCTGACGAGATAGCCGCCACGGTGCCGGCTGACCGGCTGCCGCCCGTGGTGCGTTACCACCTGTACCCGGAACGACGCCCGGCGGACAGCACGGTGCCCGTGTGTTCCTGCCGCCGCCCGCTGGAAGGCCACAAGGGCACGTGCCAGCCCGGTGTGGGTGGCGACCCGTACACTGGTGCACCAGGAGAGGAGCACGACATGGCACACATGACCCCCGCCGAGCCCCCGGATAAGTACAGCTTGCACACCGGGCTGGGTGGCCAGGGCAGCAGCGGCATGGCCACTACCAGCGGCGGCGGCGGCACGGCAATGGTGCACGCGGGGCCAGCAGCAGGCCCGGTTGGTGCCATTGCCAGGGCAGCCGCGCAAGACGCGGGCGCGGAACCGCTGGACCAGGCACTCTCCGCGCTCAAGGCCGTAGCTGACGCCCTGGGCATCTTCCCCCAAACGTGGCAGGCCCGCACCATCACCGAGGTGGGCGACATGCTGGTGCAGGAGGTAGCCCGCCGGGACACCCTGGCCGCTGCCGGCGGCACCCACATACCCGTTGGCCAAGCGGACCCGCTGGGCCACCTGCGCGACGGCAACGGCCACATACCGGACACGAACCGCGCCGAGGCTGACCGCATCCTGGGCGCTGGCACCATGCCGGGATTCCGAGGCGGCAGCATCCCCCCCACGCTGGCGGCGGCAGCCGCCTGGTCTGGCATGGCTGAGGAGTCGCCAGCCGGGCGAGCAGTAGTGGCCGCGCTGTGGGGCAGCGCCGCGTACCTCACCCCGGCGCAACTGAACGCCATCATCGGATGGGCTGTCCCAGACGGCGGCCCAGCGTTGTGCACCTCGGGCAGTGCTGACAACCTGGCCTTCGCCGGCTACCCCGCCAGCATTCACACACGCGGCGGTGCCGTGATAAGTGGCGTGGCCATGCACGCCGCTGCCGCTGGAGAGCAGCTAACCATCTTGCTAGGCAACGGCCCGCCGCCGCGCCCATGGCAGCACCCTTCGCTGCCTGACCCAGCTCCCAGCCCCCCCCGCAGTGGCACCGAAGATAGACCGCTGCTGTACGAGACCAACATGTACGAGGAGCTGGTGGCCGAGTGGCGGCGCACCGCCGACGCCGAGCAGGTCAAGGCAGGCGAGTTGCGGCCCAGCGCCAAGCTGGAGATAGCACGCCGCCGGGGCGCCGCCACCGCCTGGTACCGGGCAGCTAACCAGCTAGCCGACGTTGTAGAGCCGTTGCGCACCAAGCGGGCGGCAGGAGAGGAGCACGACGATGACCCAGCACTTGACTGACACCGCAGGCGGGCAGGCCGCCCTGGCCGAAGCCTTGGCCAAGGCCGTGCCCGCGTGGATCGAGACCATAGCCGGGCTGCCCGGTTTGACCCGCGCTGTTATGCGCGCCCAGGTGGAGGCCGAGCTGGCCGAAGCCGACCTGGCCGGCCCGCCGCATTGGGGCGACCCCGGCGACGACGCCTCCTGGGAAACGCTGGGCGCCTTCCAGGCGCTGGCCAAGTCCCTGGCCCTGGACGCTTACCGGCCCGGTGGGGTGACGTACCTGGGCATGCACTGGGAAGCCACCCGGGCCGCTGCGCTGGGCGCGGCCACGGCCGTGCGGGCGGCAGGTGACGTGCTGTGAACGAGCGGCCGTACGTGCCCGCGCCGATGAAGCGGCCCGCGCAGGAACCACCGCCGGGGCATGCCATGGCCCGGTTCGTGCTGGCTGAGGACGCCAAGACCGGCGACGTGCTGGACCTGGACCTCAACACCGGCAAGCTGGTGGTGGCGGCCATGACCGACTTCCGCGCGGATGGGCCGTACCCGCCGATGCGGATACCTACCGCCCCGCCGCCGGGGCTGTACCTGCGGGCGCTGGTGGCCAACTGGCAGCAGCAGGCGCAAGAGGGCGCCCAGCAGGCCATGGCGCTAGACCAGCCGCCCGCTGGGGCGCACCGCCTTGACGGCCGGGTGGATGCGTGGGTGGCCGCTGCGGGCCAGTTGGAGCGGACACTGGACCTGATGGGCGTGGCCAGCCTGGTGGCCGACGACCCGCCCACCGTGCTGACGGCACGGTGGGACAGCCACGTGCCCATGCCAGCGGTGGACTGTACCCGGTGCGCCAGGTGCGGCCAGCCGCTGATACATGTTCCCGCCAGCGAGACCGAGCGCGCGTACTGGCTCACGGAGGTGGAGGGCTTGGAACAGTGCGAGGGGCCGCCGCCGCCCAACGCGGGGCAGCCGGGCGAGTGGGTGTCGCGGCTGGTGCTGGAGGCCGCGCTGCGGGTGCTGGCCGACCAGGCGGACCAGTTGAAGCATGCACCCGCAGGTTCCTGGGATAGCGCCACGGCAGAGGAGGCGGCAGCCAGCGCCCTGGGGCATGCGGTGCACGTGCTGGGCGACGTGCTGGCGTGGCGGGGTGAGGGCTGATGCGGTGGTGGCTGGCAGCGCACCGCAACGCGGCGCCGGCTGACGGCAACGCGCGTGACCTGCTGCTGTCCTGCACGGACATGCTGGCCGAAGCGGTCGACTGGGGTGGGCAGGGATGAGCCACCCCGTACCCATGGACGAGGGCAAACTGCTTAACCCCACCTACGCCGAGGCCATGGCCACCGCCGGGTGCCTGCTGCACTGGGTGGCCTGCGACCCGGGGCGGGTGGCCCAGTTCGCCGCCGCGATGGAGCACTGCCCCGGTGATCTGCCACCTGACCTGGTGGCCCGTGTTTTGGAGGCCACGCACCGGTTGCTGGAGCCTGAGTGCCCGTTCCCGGCGGCCACTAGCCTGGCGGACCTCGGGTGACCCCCGCGCTGTGGGCCAGGGTGCTGCGCGCAGGCAGCCTCGCCACCTACGACGAGCCCGCCCTGGCTGCCGGGGACTGGCCGGCGTTCTTGCGGGCGGTGCTGGACCGTATGGCCGCCGAAGCCGACCAGATCGCGAAGGAGACCCGGTGAAGGCCGGGGTGGTGCGGCACCTGCACGCCCACGAACGCGCCCAGGCGCTGGGCCTGCCAGAGCACGCGATAGCGTGGGCTGCCAGCGTGTCGGTGTACGGCAGCGTGTACACCCACCAGGGCTGGGCGTGGCACTACGCGGCCCGCAACCGCGCCCTATACGGGCACACGACGGCTACGGGCCGGTGGCAGGGCCGCCCGGTGGGCCTGGTGGGGCTGCGCATGCCAGGTGACCGTGATGGCTGACTGGGTGCTAGTGCAGGCCGCCGACTTGCGCCGGGTGCTGGCCGCCATCGACGCCGACTACTTGGCCACCGACGACGCGCAGGCGCTGGAGGCGAGCTTGGAGCGGCTGGAGACCGCCGTGGCACGGCCAGATGAGGACACGTGATCCGCCGCGCCTACCGGGCGGCCGTGTGCTCAGCCATCGCGCACCTGGCCCGCACCAGCGTGTACGTGGACCGGGCGGATTGGTGGGTGGGGCTGTACCGCGACACGGCGCGCGGCAGGTACTACGTGTGCCCGGTGCCGTGCCTGGTGATCCGCTACCAGCTACCGGGCCGCCAAGTAAACCCCCCGGCTACCCGTGGCCGGGCGTAAGGAGGGGAGCAGCAACATGATCATGCGTTGGCTACGCGGATGCTTCAAGGCCATCCTCGCGGCGGGCACAACCACCCTGGTGGCCATGCTGGTGGTGGGCGGCGTGGCGCCTGCCTGGGGGACACCAGTCGCCACCCACCACCACCGCCATACCCTGGCCCCGGGCTGCCGGCACGTGCTGTGGACGGCAGGTGATGCTAACCGGCCCGGGGTGTTCTGCGGCGGGCTGCGCCAACCACCGCCGGGCATGGAGTGGAACCTGGTATTCGACGGCACCACCAGCTTCACCATCCACAAGGGCACCCAGGTGCAGGCGTTCCTATTCACTCCTGCCACGCCGCTGGCCAGGCCATGGTGTGCGGACGACGCGGGGCGCACGGTGGTCTACCCGGCATTCCATACGGGCTGCTGACAACACGGCGCGGCCCCGTCGTCAGGTGTACCGCCTGGTGGCGGGGCCGCGCGTTATTGTGGTGGGCAAACCCAACGGAGAGGAGCAGTGGGATATGGGCGGATGTGCGCGGATGGCAGGGCAGTGCGGAATCACACTGGCCGCCTTGGTGGTGTTGTCGTACGTGCTGTGGCCGGGGTATGGGGTGGTGCCGGCGTGGTTTGGTGCGCTGTGCTGGGTCACGTATGCGGGGTTGGTGTCTAACAGCTTGGTGGCGGCATGGTTGCTGCGGGTGGGGCGGCGGCAGGACCGTGAGCTACGCGCGGCGGCCACCGGGCGGGCTATGCCCAGCGTTGTCCTGCATCACCCACCGGGTAGTGGGCCGCCGTTCATCTCGCTGCCGCCCGGTGCCAGCCGTGAGGCGGTGGCGCTGGCTAACACGCTAACAATGATCATCGGCAGGTCGCAGATGATGCTGACAGGCGGGCCGGTGACCTGGGTGCATAAGACCTCGGCTGAGCCGCCCAGTCGCCGTGTGGTTCATGCTGACGGCACACCGTGCTCCCCGGCGTGCCAGGCCCGGTGGCAATCGTGAGCGGCCTTGATGTGCGGTACGACCGGCTGTCACCTGATGGTCGGGGCGGCAGGCTGGAGCGCACCAACGTGGAGGTCACGCTGGTGCTGGGGTTCGATGGGGTGCACACCCTGTCGGATGCGGTGGCGGCTGCGGAGGGCAAGCTGCTGGTGGTGCGTGACGGGCTGATCACTGGTGTGCAGGTGTACCGGGTGGACGCGGGGGGGAGGCGGCAGTGAGCGGCAGGGGCATCGGGCGCATCGACCGGCGGCGGCGCAGGCACGGCCACCACGGGCTGCGCCGGCTACACGAGGACGACCGGCAGCGCACCGCCGGTTATAACTTCGCGCGGGGCAGGCTGACGCCGTTGGTGCGGGAGAGGATCAGGCGCGGTGCGCGGGTGCTGCGCCGCAAGGATGCCCAGGCGCGAAGGGCCGCGTGGAACGCCACCGCGTATCTGCCTGTTGGGCTGGCGCGGGGGCCTCACCCGGGCGTGGTGATCGTTGATGAGGAGTTGCCGCCGGGCGCGGGCCGGGGCATTGGCTACGGGTGGCACATGTGAAGGCTCAGGTGGAGGTGCCACAGCCGCTGCCGCTGGACGCCACGGATGCCTTCACGGTGCTGCTGCGGGGCGCCGGGTATGCCACCATCGTGGTCCACGGTGACGGCCGGGTGGAGTGGCACGGCAACGGCAACGGCGCACCAGTCTTCACCGTGGACTTGGCGGCCACCGCCGCTGGGCTGGCAGGCCAGGTGGCCGGGTCTTTGGGGGGGCAAACGTGACCGGGTGGCCGCGCCTGCCGTGGGCGTTCCCGTGGGTGCTGGCAGTGTGTGAGGAGGCGTGGCGGCAGCGCGCCATCGCCGGCATCGAGGACCCCCCGCCGTACGTTACCGCCGTGGCGGTCATGTGGGGCGTAGACATCCAGACGCTGGCCTGGCATGTGGAGGCCAAGCACGGGTGGGAGCCGCACAACGCCGGGTACACGCAGGCGGTGTGGGCGGCGCTGTGGTGCAACGATCACGGCGGCCCGATACCCCCGGCCCGGGATCGTATCGTGCCTAAGTCTGAGCTGGTGGATGCGGTGGGGCGGCCGTGGCTGATGGGCGGGTGGCGGTCGCTTGGCGGCACCATGGGCCGCACCACGTGGGAGGGCGTGACCGGTGACGGCATGGTGCCTATCCGCGTGGTGGACACTGGTGAGCCGCCGCCCACCGTGGTGCCAACCGGCGCGATCACCCTCCAAGGCGATGACATTGTGGGGCCTTGGCGGTACCTGGGGAGGCGGCGGTGAGCGCCCAGGACTGCGGCACGTGCGGCGTGGCGGGCCAGTGGCAATGCGTCACCTGCCCGCGCAAGGTGGTGGCGGCAGGCCCGGCGGTTATGTACGCGGCGCCGTTGCCGCGTTGCCCGGCGCACGGGCAGATGAGCCCACGGCCAGCACTCGTTGGCGGCGGCGATGCCGGGTGGGTGTGCCACGGCTGGGATGGGGAGGGCTGCCCGTACACCGTGGCCGCCAGCAGCGTGGAATGGCGGCCCATCGGCCACGCCGATGCGGTGGCGTGGAGCCCACTGGGCGGTGGTGGCTGATGCCGGTGTGGGTGTGGTTTACCGCCATAGCCGTGCTGGCTGTGGCGCTGTTCTGGGCGCTGGCCACCGGCCTTGGGTGGCTGGCCCTACTGGCCGGTGTGCTGCTGGTGCTGGTACTGGCGGCCATGGGCTGGGCGGTGTGGCAGGCGTGGCTGTCGCTGAGGCAGGGCGGGTGAAGACGATGCCGTGGTGGGGCTGGGCGCTAGTGGCGGTCGCGTTCGTGTTGGGTGGCCTGGTGGCATACGTGTGGCTGATGCTGTATCTGGCCAAGGGGTTTCGGCGGTGAGCATCGACCGTGGCCAGGGCCACCCGGCGAACCGTGGCACCGCCGTGCCGGTATGGCGCCCCCCGCCCGTGCCCGATGGCATGGTGGAGCTGGCCTCGGCTATCCGTAAGCACCGGTACCTGCCAGGGCCGGGCAGGCTGGTGTTGCGGTGCACCCATGCTGGGCTGGCGGCGCTGCGGTTGCGTAGCCCCGAGCCATCCGTGGTGCCCGCCGCGACATTGGAAGTTGAGGCCGCGCAGCAGGGGCTGACGTACCGGCAGGTGGAGTGCGAGGTGACGCCGGGGCTGACCGGCGGCCAGTGGGTGCTGCTGGACGCGGGGGAGGAAGTGGCGCGCGGCGAGTTGGCGGTGGGCGATGCGGTTTAGCGTGCTGCTGCCTGATGGCCGCCGGCTGGGCTTCTACCGGCCCACGGTTACCGTGGTGGATGGCCTGGAGGCCGTGGCACTATGGCAGACCGCCCCGGATGAGTGGACGTTGGACGGCACCCCGGTTACCGAGGGCAAGGCTGTGGCGCTGATGGCCGAGGCGCGGAAGGCGCGGCATGTGCAAGCTGGCTGAGCTACGGATACCGGCTGAGGCGTGGGCTGCTGCCGCGCCGCCGTACATGGTGCCGCCGGGTGACCACGCGCTGCCGGGGGCGTATATCGCGCTGCGGGGGCAGATGTGCCGGGGGCACCTGCTGGCTGGGCCGGTGGGTACGCCTGACGATTCGCGGCACCCGGGGTGGATTGACCTGGGGCCGGTGGATGACCTGCCCGACCCCAAGCGCAGCATGACCAGGCTGGTGTGGTCGGCGTGGCAGGATCAGGTGGGGTGGGGCTGATGCGGTGGTGGCCGCGCTGCGGCATGGTGTTCGTCGCCAGCGCCGAGGATTACCGCATGGGCCGGTGGCGCACCTGCACGCGGCCGTGGCTACACCTGTCGGCGCACAGCGGCACGCCCGGTAGTGAGCCGCCAAGGGGATGGGGCTAATGGACCCACCAGCGCTGCGCCAAGCGCTAGCTGACCTGGAGGCGGCAACTAACGACCCGCCCGACCGGGAAGCCCAGCTACGGTGGCGGGCACACGTGAACGCCTGCAAGGCAGAGGGAGTGTGCCAGCTAACCGGGCAGTCGCTTGACACGTGTTCTCACAGGCATGCCCCCGGCAGCAGCATCATGCAGTGGTTGCCCCCAGGGGGGGGCAACTATGGCTAGGGCACGCGCGCCGTATCTGGTGGCGCTGGATGACCAGGTGGCCGCTACCGTGCGGGGCGCGGGGCAGCCGCTGACCACCGCCAACGTGTTCTTGGCGGTGTGGGGGCCATGCCAGGGTTACCCGCACGACGGCTGCTACCACGGGTACAGCTACAGCCAGGTGTATGGAAGCCTTGGCCGCCTGGCCCGCGCGGGGCTGGTAGCCAAGATCAAGGCAACCCCGGAGCTAGCGCAACGCAGGCCGTACGTGTGGCGGTGGACCGGGCCGCCGCCGCCGGCGGTGCCACCAATGCGGATGCCACCGATGCCGACAGTTGAGGAGGACCGGCCGTGAACCTGGGCCAAGAGCTGTTCGTGGAACCTGAGGGCCGCGACGGGTACATAACCACCGATGGGCTGCGCGGCCTAGCCGATACTGCGATGGCCGCTGGTGATGACGGGTATCAGTATGTGCTGGCGGTGGTGGAGGTGCCACCGGCCAAGCGCGGGCACTGGTATTGGGGGTGGTGGCGCAAAACGCGGATCGTGCGCGGCGGCCTGGTATCCGCGTCGGTGGTGGTGCGCAAACCCGCCACCACAACGACACACAGCATGGCCCGCGCGGAGTGGCGCAACGGCGGCAACGGGCACTGGGTGGCGCAGCCCGAGGAGGAGCCGGGGGTGACGTACGGGCGGGTGATGCCGCCGCAACAGCCGGCGTGGGCGCTGTCCTCCGGTGATTACCCGGTGCACCCGGCTGAGGCGGACACCACCACGGTGGACATGGGCGCCTTGGCCCGTGAGGCCGTGGCGCCGTTTCTGGCCGCCGACGATGCCCTGACCGGGCAGCCGCAGGTGCACCACTACGACGAGGAAGACCTGCCCGCGCTGAGCGGCCCACGGCGGGGCATCGTCGGCGGCAGGCACGCGGCCCAGTGAACGACGGCGGCGGCGACCCGGGGGCGGTGCGGCGCAACAGCGCGGGCAGCGCCCCCAACGCCGCCCAGCCGTACAGCGTGTACCGGCATCAGGGGCTGCTGGCCACGGTGATGCCGGGTGAGGGGCGGCAGGGCATGCCTGATCCGGTGAGGTATGACCCGGCGCGGGGCCGTGCGGCTGAGGCGGCGCGGCAGGCTGAGGTGGATGGGCTGGTGGCAGCGGCCAGGGCTGAAGCCTTGCGGCGGTGGGAGGCGGCCGGGCGGCCCACGGAGCCACGCCAGCAGCGGCTGCCAGCGTGTGCGGGGTACATGTGCGGGGCGTGGCGGCGCGGCCGGTGCGATACGCCGTGCTGGAAGGATGGCGGCTGATGGGCGCGCTGGTGGTGCAGATCGGTGGCCAGGCGCGCGTGTTCACCGAAGCCTTTACCGTGGGCCGCCCCGGGTCGGGTTGTGACCTGGTGGTGGAAGACGAATACGCCTCCACCCGCCACGCCCAATTCAGCCCAGCCGGCGCCGGGTGGGTGGTGGAAGACATGGGCTCCACCAACGGCACCTACCTCAACGGCAGCTTCCAGCGTTCCTACGGGCCGCAGCGGCTGGCCAGGGGGGACCAGGTGAGGGTGGGCCGCACCGTGCTGATCCTCGTGCCCGCCGTGGGGTGAGCTGAACCTCCCGCAACCCCTTGCGCCGGTACACTGGTGTGCCGTATTGTCGGGGTTGGAGAGGAGCACGAAATGACCCAGACCACCACCACCCAGGCCCCCCGGCCCCACGCCATCCGCTGCGGCTCATGCCAGGGCACCCACCCCGCTGCTGACATGGTGCGGGCATGCTACACCGAGGCTAGGGGCGGTTACCTGGACGGCCGCGAAGCCGCCGCCCAGCAGGCCGCCGAGATCTGGGCCGAGAACGCTTGGCTGCGCGCAGCGGAGAACCACTGGGACCCCGACGAGGACCGCGAGCGCATGATTGAGGCGCTGGGGTACGGCCCGCCCATGTAGCAGCCCCCCAAAGCCCGCGTAGCGGCCCGCACCAGCCCCCGGTGCGGGCCGCTTGGTATCTGCCGGGGGCCGCCTGGTGCCGGTAACCGTTTGGTGTACCGCTGTGCGGGCGCCTAACGGCCTGGCCGCGTGTACCCACACATGGGCACGGTGGCGGGGGTGAATGGCTGACAGCGCCGCGCAGGGCCGCGCGAGCGGGGCAATGTGGGCTGGTGCGGTTACCCTGGTGGTGCTGCGCCTGTCTTGGCGAATGCCGGCGGGGCTAGCCACCCCGCCGGCGGCCCAGGCGATACGATCCGCCCATGTACACCGTGACCTGTCCGCAGTCGGGCATGTCCGCAGTCGTGGCGTGCGCCTGCCACCTAGTGGGGCACAACGCGGTGGAAGCGGGCGAGCACCACGAGCGGTGCCAGATGAACAGCCTCACCAGTAACCTGGCCTGCCCGCCCGAGGCGGGGTGCTGCCAGGTGGACCATGACCACGAGGCCGCCGCCGTGTGCGCGCAGGATCACCCCATGGATTGCCCCGACCCGGGCGGGTGCCTGCTGCACCAGTCGAACAAGGCGCACTACGCGGCCATGGTGGCCCACGCTGAGGCCGACCACGGGCCGCGCGACACCTGGGCCGATCAGGGGCTGCACCAGATGCTGGCCGTGGCGCAGGCCATGGAACCACCCGACGAATGCCCGGGTGGGCACTGCCACAAGGACATTCCCGGGTGCAACGTGTGCCACCCGGTGATCATCACCGCCGGGGTGGGCACGGCGGTGCTGCGGCCGGTGACCACATGAGGCGCCTGCTGCTCGTTACGGCCGCGCTGCTGCTGTGGGCCAGGGTGCTGCTGGGCGCGGCCTTGGATCAGACGCAGGCGCAGAAGGTGATGACGTACCTCACCACCTCCACCGCCCCGGCCGCTTTGACCACCGGGTTCCGCATCCGCCTCGACTCCACCGCCGCCAGCGCCAGCGCGGCGGGCACCGAGATAACCGGCTCGGGGTACACCGCCGGCGGGCAAACCTCGACAGCGCCGTTCTTCACCACCGCCACCACCGCCAGCCCCTCAGTCACCACATGCCCGCACACCGCCGTGCTGTCGTGGACCAATGGGTCAGGCGGCAACTGGTCCATCCAGTCGCTGGATGTCAACGACGGCGCGGGTTCGCCGATCCGCACCATGTACGGCAACTGGAATGGCGCCCCCGTGGTGGTCGCCAACGGCAACACCTTCCAGGTCGCGCTGGACGCGATCTCCTGCCAGGGGAGCTGAGCATGGCTGTTCGCTGGACCTACCCGGTTGGGCCGGCCCTCGGGATCGCCGATGGTGCGTCTGCCACTACCGCTGCGCTGGTCGATGTCACGCCCGGCACGGAGCCCCCGCAGATCCCCCCGGTGTGGGAGAAGGGGATGCGGCTGCGCGTCCACGCGCACGGCAACCTGACCACCGGCACCACCGGCAACAACGTGCAGCTCGGCCTGTACCTCGGCGCGCCGGCCACGGCCATTGGCTCTGCACTGGTCCTGGCGATCTCAGCGGCGATTACCTCGGTGGTGTCGCTGACCAACGCCCCATGGGAACTGGACTATGAGGGCGAGATACGGGCACTGTCCACCCCCGCGTCGGCTACAGCCGGGTCGATCCAGGGGCGGGGCAAGATCCGTATGCCAGCGTCGCTCACCCAGTTTCAGGCGCCCTACGCGCTGCCTGGCACCCACGCGGGCCGCATCCTGGCGTTCAACTCGACCCTCCAGCAGAACCTGATGGTCGGCTGCACCTGGGCCGCTGTGACCGGCGGCGTGACGCTGATCTGCGAGCACTTGACCGCTGAACTGATCGGGTAGCCGCCCTGGCCCCTGACCGGGAAGGGCGGTGAACGGTGGTCGGCATTCGCAGCGCCTCCACTTACGCCAGCGCGGCCACCGAGGCGTCCACATCCGGGCTAGTGCTGCCGTCCGGGTGGCAGCCCGGCGATGTTATCTACATCGGCTGTGAGTTGACGGCCGCAACCGGTTCGATCACGACGCCCGGCGGTTGGACGGCGGTTGTTCCGCAGTTCGTCTCTGCGGTCGGCGGTACGCCTACCAGTGGCCACGCGGCTGGGTACCGCCGGGTGATGCAAGCTGGGGACACCGACCCGGTATTCAGCTTCACGTCGGGCCGGTTCGCTGCCGCCATGGTTGCGGTGCAAGGTGCGGACAACACCACACCTGAAGATGCCACCCCCACGACCGATGACAACACGGGGGTCACGGCGCCATCGGTGCGGGCGCCGTCGATAACGCCGGTCACCGACAACTGCCTGCTGCTCACCTTCCACGCGATCAGGAACCTCACCTCCGGGGTCTTGACCAGCTTCACCGCGGACGCCAGCGAGACCGAGCAGGCCGACGCTGGGACGGGTGTCGCGGCGGTGTCTGAGGCGGCGGTGGAGGCCGCTTCGCTGGCGCTTGGCACCGCTGGGGCAACTGGCACGAAGACGGCGACGGCTACCGGCAGCAACGTCACAAGCCTCAACATGATGGGCTTCACCGTCGCTGTCCGCCCGGCGCCGGCCCTTGCCGCCTCAGGCATTCCCCAGCAGCAGGTGCCGGGGTGGGTGCCCGGGGCACCCGCGATGCCTGGCGGCCAAGCATTCGCACCGTGGCCGCCGCAGGTATCACCACCCGGCCCGGTGGCCTACACCGCCGCGCTGGGCTCGCAGGCCGCCGGCTCATCCACTTTCGCGCTGACCCTAAGCCATGACGTGGCGCAGCATGACGCCCTGGTCGCCTACGTCTCCTCCAACAGCGGTGCCACCGCCCCGCTGGGGGTAAGCGACAGCGCGGGCAACGTGTACCAGCCGGTATACCTGGACACCAACCGCGCACCCAACCTGGGCGTGTGGGTGGCGCTGAATGTGCAGCCGATGGTCAGCGGCACCGGGCAGATCACCGTCACCTATGCGGGTACCGCGACAGTCAAGAATGTGGTGGTGCGTGGCTGCCCCGGCATGTCCGGGGTGCTGGCCGTCGATCAGATAGCGGCAGCAGACCTGGGCTCGGGCACCGCCCCGGGCGCTGGCCCCACCCAGCAACTGTTCACCTCCGGGGAGTGGGTGCTGGCCGGCATCGCCGATGGCACTAGCGGCGGGGCACCGACCGGGTGGACTGGTGGTGTCACGCAAGGCCCCACGCAAGGGCCGGGGCCGTTCTTGACGGTGGCTGACCGTATCGCACCGGACACGCTACCCGTTACTGTAGGCGCCACTTTGGGCGCGGCTGGCACATGGACGTGTGTGCTGGTCACGTTGTCTCCGCTGGTGGTGCCACAACCGCCACCGCCGGATTACCGAGCGGCGTTGCCGCTGGCCGGTATGGGATTGCCGGGGATGCCCGGTGGGCCTGCCTTCACCCCGTGGCCGACGCCGACGCCATCGGCCCCGGTGCAGGTCGGCACGCAGCAGGGCATGGCCACGCTCGCATCCGACACGTCGATCATCGCGCCGGTTTCGATCGTGCTGGCCCCGGCAACCCTGCTGGCGGACACGTCGATCAGTGACACGGCGGCCGAGCTGGCGCCCGCCACCCTCACCGCCTTGACCACGGTGTCCGACTCGGCCGTGCAGGACGCCCCGGCCACCTTGGCCGCCGGGGGAAGCGTGGCCGCACCCGGCGCGGTGCAGCAAGCCCCCGCCACCCTGGCCATGGCCGGTGTGGTCACCGACGTGGCGGTGCAGCAGGCCGTGGCTACCCTGGCCGCCGCCGCCTCGGTGTCCACGGTTGCGCGGCAGTTGGCCACCGCCACTCTCACCGCCACCATGACGGTGACGGATGCGGCGGTGCAGCAGGCTATTGCCACCTTGGCGGCGGCCACGGCGGTGACCGCCGCCGCGTCCGCCCCCGGGGCGGCCAGCCTGGTGGGCACCACCAGCATGGGCCTGGTGGTGGCCACCCAGGGCGCTGGCGCGGTTTTGGCCGCCGCCGCTGCGCTGCCTGCCCCAGTGGCACGTGAGGCAGCCACGGCGCTGCTGGCCGCCCTGGCTACCCTGGCCGCGCCAGGCGCCCAGCGGGCACCGGCCACCTTGGCCGCCGTCTGGGCGCTGACCGCCGATGCGCTGGTCATAAGCGCGGTGGACCTTCTTGAGGGCATCGCCGCCGGCGCACCCCACTCGCCGTGGTCAGCATCGCCGCCGCACGCCGCTGGTTATGCTGCCGGTGGACCCCACTCGCCGTGGTCGGCCACACCGCCGCACAGGTAGGAGCGCAAGGTGTACATCGTCACGGGCGCCACGCCCTACATCTACGTGCCCATCACCGCCCCGGTGGCTGACCCCACGTTGCTGACAGCGGAGTTGGCGCTGGTGCCGCAAGACAGCAGCCCGGCCACGGCCAACTGGGTGACAGCCTCGTGGCGTGCCCCGGTGCCGGGGGCTGCCAAGGAACTGGCGGTGCTACGCGATGTGAACACCTGGCCGGATGGGGAGTACATGTGCTACGCCCGGCTGCACGCGGCACCCGAACTGCTGGTGTTGCCAGCGGGCCGGGTGCGGATCGGTGACACCAGGGGGCAGGCGGCATGAAAGACAGCGGCACCATGCACCAAGAGGCGCCGTACCCGGTGGCACTGGCCTACCTGGTGGAGCGGCTAAGCTACCGCGACGGCTGGGCCTTCAAGCTGGTGGAAACCGACCGGGGGCAGGGCAGCGCCGGCCTCACCCTGGTAATCACCGTCACCACCGTCAACAGCTACCCGCCGCACCAGCGCATGCGGGTAGCGCATTACATGCAGGTGCCCCCGGCCAGCTACAACCACCGCTCGTGGCAGTGGTGGCTGTTCCAACAGTGCCTACTGGTCGAGCAGCACGAGGCCATGGAGTTCTTCACCATCCATGACAGCCCCGGCAGCGAACACGTGGTCAAGCCCTACGCCCCGCTGCACGGCCCGGGTAACGACCCGTACATGATCACCGAGGTAGCCACTGGCCTTGACCGGCGCACGTCGTTTCGTGGCGTAGTGGATGACGATGGCACGGGCCGCAGCGGCACATGACCATGCGGTCGGCGGTGGTGCCGTGGCAGGAGTGGGCGGCACGGCAGTGGGAGACCCAGCCCCGCCGGTACCCAACGCCCGGTGCCTTGGCGCAAGCACTGGACATCACTACCGGTGACAGCCCCGCGCTGAAACTGGTGGATGAGGCGCTGGTGGGGCTGATGGCCGAGGACTCCCCGGAGAACGCCCTGGCGGTGTTCATGCCACCCCAGGAAGGCAAGTCCCAGCGGGTGTCCCGCCGGTTCGTGGAGTGGCTGCTGGATCACAACCCGGCGCTGCGGGTGGCCATTGTGTCCTACGAGATGGACCTGGCCACCCGGTGGGGCCGCGACATCAAGCAGGACATCCGGCAGGAAACCTGCGGGGTGGCCAAGGCCGGGCAGGTGTGTGACGGCGGCTGCGCCAAGCTGCACATTGACGTGCGCCGCGACAGCATGGCCGCCTCCCGGTGGGAAACCCCGGCCGGCGGCGGCGTGTACTGCGTCGGCATCGGCGGCGCTCTTACCGGCAGGCCGGTGGATGTGCTGATCGTGGATGACCCGGTGAAAGACCGGGCCGCCGCTGAGAGTGAGAAGCTGCGCAACGCGGCCTGGGACTGGTGGGAATCGGTGGCGCTGACCCGGCTGGCCCCCGGCGCGCGCGTGGTGCTGATCCAAACCCGGTGGCACGAGGACGACCTGGCGGGCAGGATCTTCTCCCGCCCCGGGCCGCTGCGGTGGCGGCAACTGGTAATCCCCGCCATCGCGGGGGATAGTGACCCGCTGGGCCGCGCACCCGGGCAAGAGCTGCCCAGTGTGCGGGGCCGCGAACCGGGATACTTCCACAACCTCCAAGCGGGCATGAGCCAGTACGTATTCGCGGGGGTTTACCAGCAGACCCCCACCGCCGCCGAGGGCAACTTCTTCCGCCGGCCCACCTTCCGCTACTGGCGGCCAACTACCCCGTGGAACGACGGGCGGCAGCGCATCGAGTGCGAGGGCCGCATTGTCACCATGGCTGATACGTGGCGGTTCGCCACCATGGACGTGGCCGCTAGCACCAAGACCGGGGCGGACTTTACCGTGGTGGCGGTGTGGGCCATCACCGTGGAGGGCGTGCTGGTGCTGCTGGACCGGTGGCGCAACCGCATAGCCGACCACGACCATTTCGGCATGGTGGAGAGCCTGGCCAACCGGTGGGGCTTCGACATCTTGTATGTGGAGCAGTCGTGGTGGTCCACCACCGTGGTGCAAGATGCCCGGGACGCCGGCGTGCCGGTGGTGCCGCTGGTCGCGGACACCGACAAGGTGACCCGCGCCGAGCCGGCGGCGGGGCAATGCCAGGCGGGCAAGGTGTGGTTCCCCGCCGAGACCGCCGGGTGCCCGTGCGGCAACTGCCTGGGCGGGGTGTGGCTGGATGAGTGGCTGGATGAGCTGGCAGCGTTCCCCCGGGGTACCAACGATGACCAGGTGGATACCTTCAGCTACGCCGCCCGGGTGCGCTCACATGAGTGGGTGTCGCCGCAGCGCCGCCAGCCCCCCGCCACGCCAAGGCCCAGCGCTGCGGAGCAGGCGATAATGGCGGCACACCGCGCGGCCACCGGCAACGGAAGCCACGAGCTGGACTTGATGAATACCCCGCTGGGCTAGTTACGCTGGCCGTGGAGGTGACCTGGTATGGGCATCAAGAACCTGGCCAAGCTGGCTGCCGCCGCCGCAGGCGGGCTGGTGCTGGTTATTGGCCTGATCATCGGGACCGACATGTATCACCACGCCGGCCCATCAGGGGGGACTAATGGATCAGCCGCAGTGGCGGCCGTCACCCTACCGTCTTAGCGGCAGCGGCCACCGTGTGGAAGTCGCCCAAGACCCGTACGACGAGTGGTGGCTGGTGCGCGACACTGAAGACCCCAGCGCCCCGCCCCTGATCTTCAGCCCCGCCCAGTGGGATGGCAGCAGGCGCACCCCGCCGGGCCTGTACACCGAGCAAGGCCGGTAGACCACCGCCACCGGCTGTGATTAGCTGGTGGCCCAAGGCCCGGGGTGCCCGCCACACGGCAGGCACGGTATGGCTGCCCAAGCGGACTGTGCCCCGGCGGCGCCCCGGGCACACAGGCACGGTTGTGCACGGCAAGGCCGCCCCGTCCTTGCCGGCCCCCGGTGACGGCCCCGCCCTCAGGTCCCCCATGCCGCCGGGCGGGGCCGTTGCCTGCGCCGCGCCCAGCAGCAACCTGCCCCCCGCCAGCGGGCACGGGAGTGTATGCTGCCCGCCATAAGGCCACCATGGAACCGCCCCTCGGGCGGCTGGCCGCTGACCGGCACATCTGAGGGGAACCCGGCAAGGCCATGGTGGCAGCGCTTCAGCCCGCAGGCACCTTCCGCGCCGCCACAAACATCCACAACGGGCTGCCGGGCAGCCCCCCCACCCGTGACATTGGCAACACCGACCTGTACTGGGGCACCTTCGGCCAGGGGCTGCTGACCGACTGGTGGGAGACCACCGCCGACCTGATCTGGCCGCAGTCGGTGATCACCTACGGGCGGATGCGGCAAGACACCCAGATCCGCGCGGTGCTGTACTCCTACCTGCTGCCGATCTTGCGGGCGCAGTGGTGGCTGGACCCCGAGGGGTGCAGCGATGAGGTGGCGCAGCACTGCGCCGATGACCTCGGCCTGCCCATCTTGGGCGACGACCCGCACCCCGGGCCGGCGCGGCGGCGCGGGATCAACTGGCGGCGGCACCTGCGGGACGCGGCCTACCACCGGCTGGTGTACGGGCACATGCCGTTTGAGCTGCGGTACCGCATCGACCGGCCCGAGCCCGGCGGGGTGCACCTGGACCATCTGGGTGCGCGGATGCCGTGGACGCTGGCGCAGATCATGCTCAACCCGGACTCCACGATCAACCACATCGTGCAGACCACCCAGATTGAGCCAATCCCCGCCAACCGGCTGGTGTGGTACGTCCACCAGCAGGAAGGCGCCAACTGGGCGGGCATCAGCATGCTGCGCCCCGCGTTCGGCGCGTGGCTGCTCAAGCACGAGACCCAGCGGGTGCACGCCACCGCCATCCGCCGTTTCGGCATGGGCGTGCCCACCGTGGAGGCCCCGGCGGGAGGCAGCGCCAACCAGGTAGCCCAGGCGCAGCAACTGGCCTCCGCTATGCGGGTGGGGGACCAGTCGGGGGTGGGGCTGCCGCAGGGGTACGCCTTCAAGCTGGCCGGGCTGACCGGCACCGTGCCCGACGCCCTGGCGTTCTTGAAGTACCTGGACGCATCTATAGCCAAGATGGCGCTGGCCGGGCTGATCGAGCTAGGCCAATCCGAGCACGGCAGCAGGGCACTGGGCGAGAGTTTCCTAGACCTGTTCCTGCTCAGCCTTCAAGCCGAGGCCGACGACCTGGCCGACACCGCCACCAGCGGCCAGGATGGCATGCCCGGCATCGTCACGGACCTGGTGGATCAGAACTGGGGCGAGGACGAGCCCGCGCCGCGCATCGTATGCGGCGACATCGGCTCCAACTACGAGGTCACCGCCGAGGCGCTGTGGCGCCTCACCCAGGCTGGTGCGCTGGTGCCGGACCCGGCGCTGGACCGCTGGATCAGGGACACGTGGAAGCTGCCTGAGCGGGAGACACCGTGGGAGCCGATGAGCCGTGGCATACCCGCGCCAGGTGAGCCAGCCGGCCCAGTGCCCGGCACCGGGCAAGGGCTGCCCGCGCCAGCGCCGCTGGTGCAGCCCGCGCCAGCGCCAGGCACCGCCAAGCCCCCGGGGCCGGCCGGCCCGCCAGCCCCGGGTACCAAGCAGGCCGCTACCCGCCGTGGGCGCGGTGCGCGCACCGGGCGGCGTGGCCGTGCGCTGGCGGCGGCGCCGCCCGGTCAATTCCACCGGCAGCTAACCCCGCGTGAGGTGGCCGCAGGGTTTGACCCGGCGGGGCACCAGCAGGAGTGGCTGTTGGCCCGTGAGGCGCTGGTGGTGGCGTACCGGCCGGTGGTGTCGGCGCAGCGCGCGGAACTGGTGGAGCAGGTGGTGGCCGCTGTCGAGGCCGGGCAGATGGGCAAGCTGGGCAGCCTGAGCGTGCCCACCAGCGACGGCCAGTCGGTCATCTACGCAGCGATGAAGCAGACCGCCGACCTGGGCGCGCTACGGGTGGCTACCGAGGCCGCCCACCAAGGCGTCACCATCCCCATGGACCAGGTGACCATCCAGGTGGCCCGGTTGCAGAAAGTGGCCAGCGCGCGGGCGCAACTGATCGCGGCCAGGCTGGCCCAGGCCGCCGGGGTCCGTGTCCTTCAGCAAGTCCGCGCGGCAAGCCCCCCGGCGCAGCACCCTGAGCCGAAGACGCCAGCGCAGCAGGCGGTGGATGCGGCCGACGACCTGGCGGGGTGGCTGGCGCTACTGAGTGAGAACCCAGTGGCGGACCAGCTTGGTGCCGCGCTTACCGCCGCGCAGAACATGGGCCGCATGGCCGCATTCCTGGCCGGCCCGGCTAACGCCACCTACCTGGCCAGCGAAATCGAAGACGACAACACGTGCAAGCCATGCCAGGACGAAGACGGCCTTGAGTTCACCAGCCTGGCCGAGGCGCAGGACGCCTACCCCAACGGCGGCTACCTGTTCTGCGAGGGCGGCATGCGCTGCCGTGGCACCGTCGTGGGCTTTTGGGGCGGTGGGGGTTGATGACAACCGCGCAGCAGGTGACCGTCCCCGCGCTGGTCACGCTGCCCAACGTGGACCTGGTGGCCGCTGGCGAATGGGATCTGTCCACCGGCCCGGCGACGTTCACCACCCAGGATCTGGCGGATGCGGTGGATGCGGCGCAATGCCCGGCCGTGGGTGCCCCAGTGATCAAGCTGGGCCACACCGACAAGCGTTTCAACGGCGACGGGCAGCCCGCCATCGGCCGGGTGCGCAACCTGGCCCTGGCCGCCGAGGGCAGCAAGATCACCGGCGACCTGGCGGGCATGCCCGGGTGGCTGGCGGTGATCGCGGAGTCCGCCTACCCCCAGCGGTCGATAGAGGGCGCGTGGGGCTTCCAATGCCAGATCGGGCACCTGCACCCCTTCGTAATTACCGGCCTGGCGCTCCTGGGCATCTCACCGCCGGGGGTGGGGGTGCTGCGCGGCATTGAGGACGTGGCCGCCCTGTACGGGGTGGCGGCGGCTGCCGGTACGGCGGCGGCCACCTGGCAGACAGCACCTGGAGGAGCAATGCCCGACCCCACCAGCGCAGCCGCAGCCGTCACCGTGGATGACGTGCGGCAGGCGTACTACAGCACCGCCCCGATGTCGCGGTGGATCACCGAGGTCCAGATGGACCCACCGCAACTGATCGTGTGCGATGACGCCGAGGGCAAGGTGTACCGGGTGCCGTTCTCGATCAAGGGCGGCGCCGTCACCTTCGCTGAGGCCGTGCCGGTGGAGGTGGTGTACGAGGACATCAAGGCCATGGCCCAGGCGCGGCACGGCACGCTGGTGGCGTTCGCCACCGCTGACAGCAGCCGGGCTGGCCTGGATTTGCCGGTGCCGGTGCAGGCCACCTGGTCGGCGTCCACCCAGATAGCCAACATGGGCGCTGACCCCAGCGCCTCGGCTATCAAGGCCATGTTCGCGCTGCCCGCTGCCACCAAGTCAGACAGCAAGCTGCCGCACCACGACGTGGACGCCACCAGCCACAGCGTGGGCGCAGCCAACCCTGACGGCTGCTCGGCTGGCATCGGGGCCATCAACGGCGCCCACGGCGGCCTGAAGGGTGTCAGCGAGGCTGACGCCCGCAAGGCGTATAACCACATGGCCAAGCACCTGCGCGCGGCGGGGCAAGAGCCCCCGGATTACAGCGGCCCGGGTGCCGCCGCCAGCGCTGACGAGGTGGACGCTGGCAGCCACGGGGCCTACACCGGCACCCACAGCCACGAGCACACGGCCATGGGCAGCCAGGGCGGCGACGAGACCCACGACCACAGCCACACCCACGCGGGTGATGGCGTCCACGACCACGCCCACGCAAGTGCGGGGCCAAGTAGGAAGGGAGCCGCTGACGTGGAACTCAGCGACGCACAGAAGGCCCAGATCCGCGCAGCGCTCGGGCTGGCCGAGGACGAGGAAATCACCGCCGAGCACATCATGGCCATGGCCGCCAAGGCGGCCGAGGCGGCACCGGCCGCCGAGGCGGACAAGGAGCCGGTGGCGGCTGGGGCGCGCACCGTGCTGCCAGCGGGCGTCAAGGTGGTGGACGCCGACGTGTGGGAGGACACCCAGGCGCGCATCCGCAAGGGCGAGGAAGCCCGCCGAGAGCAGTTGATGGCCCGCCGGGATTCGGCCATTGCCAGCGCGGTGCAGGCCGGGAAGTTCAGCGCGGCCCGGGTGGCGCATTGGCAGCGTGTCTACGACGCTGACCCCGAGGGCACCGAACTGGTGCTCGCCGGCCTCCAGCCTGGCGTGATCCCAACCCAGGACATCGGCCAGGCTGGCGGCCCCACCGCAGCGGCCGAGGAGGAGGATTACGCCCGGCTGTTCCCGCCCGAGTACACCCGCACGGCGATCTTCAGCCGTGACGGGCAGCAGGGCTGATGCCCCGTGCCTGACTACACACCGGTAGCGGTAGAGGGCGAGTGCATCACCCTCACCCTGTCCGCCTCGTGCGTGGGCGGCGCTGTGCTGGAGGTCACCGGCAGCGGCACCGTGGCCCCCATCACCCCCGGCGCCACCCCCAGCGTCAAGGTGGTCGGCATCGCGCAGTCCGATCAGAACAGCGGCGCGCGGATCAGCGTGTGGTGCTTCGGCCCCGTCCATGAGTCCGTCGCGGACGGCACGGTGACCGCTGGCGACCAGGTTGTCACGGCCACCAACGCCAGCCGGCAGGTGCGCACCCTCGGCGCGGTCTCCACCCCCACGGCAGCGGATGTGGTGGGCACCCGGGCCATCCTCGGCGTGGCACTGACCACGGCGTCCGACAACACCAAGGTCAGGTGGATGGCCGCCAGGTAGCACCTGGTGGCCGCCCACAGGCCACGCAACGGAAGGGAGCCCCGCCGTGGGCGACTACACACCGGTTAACCAGGACAAGCCGTTCACCCAAACGGCGTCGGCAACCATCACAGGCGGCCAGGTGCTCGACTCCACGGGCAACGGCACGGTAGGCCCCAGCGCGGGCGCCCTGCGGCCCATCGGCGTGGCCGAGCACGACGCCGTATCCGGCGGGCGGGTCACCGTGTGGCCGATGCCAGGCAACGTGCACGAGGTGGTCATCAAGAACACCGTCGTCATCGCCGCAGGCAACCCGGTCATCCCCGCCGCCGGCGCGGCGGGGCAGGTAGACACCGGCACGCTGGCCACCGTGGCAGCCGCCGGCACCCTCATCGGCATCTGCGTCCAGGGTGGCACCGGCAACGCCGGGGGCACCGTCAAGGCCCGGTTCGTCGGCGTCTGACGCCGGCCCCACAAGCAGGGGGCCGCTGGTGGCCCACCGCAGGAAAGGAAGCAAGCCATGCCAGGTAGCTACCCGGCTCCCCCACCGACACTGAGCGGTGACCTGGAAACCATCTCCCGGTTCTTGCAGTCGCCTACCCAGATCAGGCGGCGGCTGCGCGACTACACCGACCTCCGGTTCGTCGCGGACCAACTGCTCACCCAGCGTTTCCGCACCAGCGGCGGCGCTGCGCTGTACGAGCTGTCGGAGCCCTTCGTTACTGACCGCACCGTGGAAGCGGTGGGGCCGGGTGCGGAGTACCCGTTCGCCAACCTGCCCACCGGCACCGCAGGCATCGCCAGCGTGTCCAAGTGGGGCCAGAAGGTGCGGCTCACCGATGAGGAGGTGGCCCGCAACGTCTATGCGGGCCAGACGGTGGACCGCAACATGCGCAAGGTCGTCAACTCGATCATCCAGCAGGTGGACGGTCAGGCCATGTCGGCCATCGCGTCGGCGGTTACCGACACCACCACCGCCACGGCCGTTTGGTCGAACGCGGCCACGCGGACGATCTTCCAGGACATCCTGCTGGCCAAGGCGCACGTGTACGGCAAGAACCTGGGCTACCACCCGGACACCATCTTGGTGGACGACAGCCACTACGCCTACATGATGTCCGACACGGCCATCACCAACGCGCTGCGCCGTGAGACCACCAGCAACCCGATCTACACCGGCACGCTGGAGATCATCGCGGGGCTGATCATCGTGGTGTCGCCTTCGTCGGTGGCCGCGCACCCCTACGTGCTCGACTCCACCCAGCTCGGTGGCATGGCCGACGAGATGGACAACGCCCCCGGGTACGCCATGGATCAGCTCGCGGTGCAGATCAAGAGCATCCGCCTCGACGGCAACGACGCCTGGGACTTGCAGGGGCGCCGCAAGACGGTGCCGATCGTGCAGGAGCCCGGGTCGGCCTGCGAGATCCTGACCGCCTGACCGCAGCAGCCAGCACCAGCGCACTGGCTGCCCCGGGCAGCCCTGAGACAAAGGGAAGGGGTGCCGCTGTGGCGGACACCAAGGAGAAGCGGGCCGCCTGGAAGCCCGCCGACATGCAGGACGGCGAGTACTGGTGGCGGGTGTGCGCCCCGTACGTGACTGTCAAGACGGCCACCACGGAGGGCATGCGGATCATCGGCCTGCACCGGGGTGGCGTGCTGCCGCTGGACGTGCGGGAGGAGCAGCTTGCACACCTGGCCAGCCACGACCTGATCGAGGCGTTCCCCATGTCCACCGCCGAGCGGGCGGCCGTGGCGGCTGACCCGCCGGGCGGCCCGCCGGGGCCGCAGCGGGTGGATGTGCAGGCCGAGGAGGCAGCGGCCAAGGAGGGTGAGGGCGGCGAAACCCCTACCCCAGCCGCGCCGTCACCCTCCACGTCTGGCCCTCGGGGCGGCGGCACCTCGCGTAGCGGCGCGGCAGGCAAGGCCGACAAGTAGTGGCTGAGGCGTGGGCACCTACTACGGGTGAGGTCGCGGAGAAGATCCCGACCCGCACCCGTAGCAGGGCCGCGCCTGGCAGCACCCAGCTACTGGGCCAGTTCACTGAAGACACCGAGCCCACCGCCGAGCAGGCGCAGGGGTTTGTGGATAACGCGGTGGCGTGGGTGCTGGCGGCCACCGGGCAACTGCCCACCGTGGGGCAGTTGGCCGGTGAGATTGAGGCGGCCGCCCGTGACGCGGCGGCGTGGCGGGCCGCCGCAGATATCGAGATGGCCTACCCCGAGCGGACGGCCAATATCAACGTGGCCAGCACCCTGGACAGCCGGGCCAACGCCGCGCTTGCCCAGGTGCTGGCGGCGTTGCGTAACGAGCAGGGCGGCGGCCCGGAGCTGTACCCGCAGTGGGCAGCGCCGGACCCGGTGACGTGGGGGGATGAGCTGCTGCTGTGAGGGGGTTTGCGGGATGGCGGTAACCAGGGTGGTGTGGCGTGACGCGGCACTGCACGCCTGGTATGAAGGCGAGCCACGCACGGCGCTGCGGTTGCTGGCTGGCCTGGCGGCGGCGGACATGAAGGCGCTCATTCCGGTGTCGCCGGTCTACCCCGTGTACGCCTACCCCGTGACCCCCGGGTACAGCAAGGGCACCACCTACCAGGTGCCTGGCGCGTTCGGGCGGGGCCTGGCATTGCCCAAGGGGCCTGCTGTTGCGCGTGCCCGGTACGCCGGGGACCTGCCGTTGCGGCCCAGCGGGTACCTGCGCAACAGCGTCGTCATCCAGCCCATCCCGTTGCCGTTGGAGCGCGGCGGCGGGTACCTGATCGGCCCTACCGCCAGCTACGGCAAGTGGGTGAACAACGGCACGCCGCCGCACATCATCCGCTCCACCGGCCCCTGGCCGTTGCGCAACCGGGCCACCGGGCAGGTCTTCGGCCCCCTGGTCCACCACCCCGGCACCAAGGGCGCGCACTTTGTGGAGCGCACCGTGCTGGGGCTGAGAGGCAAGGTGTTCCGCTTTGGCTAGCGCGGTGGAGTTGGCGGTGTGCGAGTGGACCAACAACCAGCCGGGGCTGGTCGGGTTGGGTAACCCGTTGGAGAACGGGTGCTTTCTTCAGCCGCCGCCCCGGTCCCCCGCGTCAGGGCCGTGGGCGCTGGTATCACGCATCGCCGGCGGCGGCGGCCTGGTGGCCGAGGACGGCATAGTCACCCAGGCGCGCATGCAATGGGACGTGTACTCCGGTGACGAGGTGGCCGCCGAACGGGCGGCGGCCGGCATCGCGGCGGCGGTGGAGCTGCTGACCGGCTGCCCCCAGCCTGCCGGGGATGGCATGACCGTGCTGGTGCACGACAATCTGGCCGGCCCGGTATACGTGCCGCAGCCTGCGGACGCCTCGGAGCCGTACCTGTTCCAAGTACAGGCCGACCTGGTGTTGGCACCAACCTGAAGGAGCAACCATGGCAGCACTAACCCCGGTTGTGGCCAGCCGTACCGGCGGCGGCAGCCTCACCACCGGCCTGGTGGCAAGCGGCGGATCGGGCGACACGTTCCCCGCCGGCCCCAACACCTACCTGCTGGTGCAAAACACTGGCGGCGCGGCGGTCACCGTCACCGTCACCCCGCCCACGGGCGGTGGCCCGCTGGCGCTGACCAACGCCCCGCTGGCCTTGTCGCCCACGGTAGAGGCCACCACCGGGCTGCGGCTGTACGGGCCGTTCCCGCTGTACCCATTCGGGGACCAAAACGGCAACGTGACCGCCACCTGCTCGGTTACCGGGGCCACCTGCAAGGTGTGCCCTGTGATCATGGGCGGCTGAGCCGATGGCCCAGCGCAGCAGCAGGGCGGCCGAGGCTACCGAGGAGGAGGCCCCGGCCCGGCCCGCGTACTACGTGGCCATGACCGACGTGTACACCCCGGTGGCCGAGAACGTCATGCCGGTGTGCGCGTTCCGCGCGGGGGATCACGTGCCGGTGGATGTGTATGACACCAACCCGGAGTGGCAGCCGTTGCTAGCCACCCCCGAAGACGCCGAGGCCGCCAGCGCAGCCGTAGGCGACGAGGACCAGGCCCCCGGCCCCGGGGGCGCAGACAGCGCTGGCACCGACCAGGGCAGTTAAGGAGCAGCAACCATGCCAGCACGCGGCACCCCGGCAGCCCTGTCCCTCGGGCCGGGATACCTGTACCTTGCACCCATCGGCACCACCGAGCCGGTGGACGTGGCCACCAGCATTGCCACCGTCTCAGCGGCGTGGAACCTGATGGGCTACACCGATGTGGGCAGCGAGTTCCACTACCAGATAAACACCGCCCAGGTGCAGGTGGCTGAGGTGCTGGACCCGCTTAGCTACCAGCCGGATAGCCGGGTGGGCACGGTGCAGTTTGCCCTGGCGCAGATGACCATCACCAATCTCAAGGCCGCCTTCAACGGCGGCGTAGTGACCACCGGCAGCGGGGTGACGATCTACGAGCCGCCCGACCTGGGCAGCGAGGTGCGGGCCATGCTGCTGTTTGAGAGCGAGGACCACACCGAGCGGTGGATTTACCGGCAGTGCTTCCAGGGCGGCGATGTGGCCATGGTGCGCGGCCGTGGCGCCGCCAAGGTCACCATGCCGGTGGTGTTCAATCTGGAGCTTCCCGCCACGGGGCTGCGGCCTTGGCGGGCCATCCTGGCAACCCCGCAGCGTGCATAACCCCTACTCGCGGAAGGCAACCCAGCGCATGCGTTCCTACATCAGCGTCCCAGACGACAGCGAGCCCATGGTCAACCCCCTCGCGGGGGTCAGCTTCACCCTGGACGGGGAGGTGTTCTCATGCAACGGGGAGCCCGACCTGCTGGACCAGTCGGAGCTGGCCTTGCTGGCTGCCAGCGCCACGGACATACGCCGGCCCGAGGCCCAGGCGGCTATCGCAGCGTTCTTGCAGATGGCCTTCGGCCCGCAGGAGTATGCCCGTTTCAAGTGGCACACCAGGGAGCACCGCACCCGGCCCGAAGTGATCATGTCCATCATGGCCGGCATCAACGAGGAGCTGGAGGCATTCATGGTGGACGCCACCGACCGCCCTACCGTGCCGCCCTCGCCCTCCTCGCATGGGGGTGCGGAGAGGGCCGAGCAGCTACGGAAGGTTATCTCCTTGGGCACGGGGGACGTGACGGTGCTGCCAGCCGATGGGAAGACGACGGGTGGCAGGGGTGGCACCAGGCGCAAGGCCCCATCGGGGCGGCCCGCCGGGAGCGGGCGCGCCGCATCGAGCAAGCGCGCGGCCGGCTCTGCCAGCGGCACCTAGCGCTGCGGCAGCGGTGCGACCTGATCGAGTGGGTGATGCTGGCGCAGCACGAGCGGGAGGACATGCTGCGCCTGCTCACGGTGGTGGCCCAATACCAGGGCGCCACGCGCCTGGCTGAGGAGTACGAGACGCCCCGGGAGGAGTGGGCCGCCACGGTGGAGGAGATGGGCTGGACCCCGGGGCAGGCGGCTGCCGACAGGCAGGCGGCTGTGCGCGCCTTCATCGACGCCGCCGAGGGCTAGATGGGCGCTTACCTGGGCACACTGGTAGACCGCCGGGCAACCGCGAACACGGTAACCCGGCGGTTTACCGTGCCGGGCTGCGCCGGGTGGGCGGGGGGTGAGCCCTAGTGCCTGGCTTGACGGTGGCTGATGCGTTCGTACGGTTGCGCGTAGACGGCGCGGACCTCAAACGGGCGGTGGCCCGGGACGTGGAGGAGGGCGCGGCCCCGGCGGGGGCCAAGTTCGGCAAGCTGTTTAAGGCCGCCGCAGTCACGGCCCTGGCGGGCATCGGGGCAGCTATCGGCATTGGGGCCGTGGCGGCCGACCAGGCGGTCAAGTTCCAAGCGGCCATGACCCGCATTCAGACCCAGGCCGGGGCCACGGCCAAGGACGTGGCGGTGCTGTCCAATCAGGTGCTGGAGCTGGGCGCCACCCGGGCGCAACAGGGGCCGCAGCAGTTGGCCGCCGCCTTGTACCACCTCAAGTCCGTGGGCCTTGACAATGTGCAGGCCATGAAGGCGCTGCGCACCGCCAGCGACCTGGCGGCGGTGGGCGGCGCCGACCTGGAGTCCACGACTAACGCGCTGGCCGGGGCATGGCGCACCGGCATACGCGGGGCAACCAACTTCGGGCAGGCCGCCGCCACGGTCAACGCCATCATCGGCGCCGGCAACATGACGCTGTCCGATTTCGTGTCGGCTATCGGTACCGGCATCCTGCCAGCGGCCAAGACGTGGGGGCTGGGCCTGGCGCAGGTCGGCGGGGCGCTGGCGCTGATGACCGACGAGGGGCAGAACGCGGCTGAGGCGGCCACCCGGCTGCGCATGACGTTCGCGCTACTGGGCGCCCCCTCGGCCACGGCCGCCAAGCAACTGGCCACCATCGGCATCACCGGCCTACAGCTAGGGCAGGCCATGCGCAGCCCTGGTGGGCTGATCGCGGCGGTGACGCTGCTCAAGACGCACCTGGACGATTCGGGGCTGTCGGCCACCCAGGCGGCTGCGCTGCTCGCGCGGGCGTTCGGCGGCGGCCGGTCCTCGGCCACCATTTTGGGGCTTATCAACAACCTGGACGTGCTACGCAAGAAGCAGGACCAGATCAACAGCTCCATGGGCAAGTACGGGGCGGCGGTGGCAGCGCAGCGGGCCACCGCCGAGGCGCAGTTCCACCGGCTGGAAGCCATCGTGCAGGTGGGCATGATTCGCCTGGGGGATGCGATCTTGCCGGTGCTGACCCGGGTGTCCTCGTGGCTGGTCAACACGGGGGTGCCTGCGGTCATGCAGTTCTGGGATGCGTTCGTGTCACCTGCCGCCGCGCGGGCGGTGGCGGTGCTGCACACGGCGGTGGGGCTGCTGACCACCGGCAGGCTGGCCCCGGTGCCACGGGGCGCCGGGCAGCCGTCTGGGGTGGTGTCACGGTTCTCCCCCGGGCGGGTGGTGCCAGCTATTTCCCCCGCTATCACGGGCGCGCTGGCGGCGTCCCCGGGGCGCACGGCCGCGCAGATACTGCCCCCGGTGCCCGCGCAGGCATCCACGTGGGAGCACGTTTTGCAGGTGGTGCACGGCTGGGTGGTGGCAATCGGTGACTACACGGCCCACGTGCTGGGGCCGGTGCTGGCCAGGGCGTGGGCGCTGGCGCTGCCGTCGCTGCGCGACCTGGGTACGTTCCTTAAGCAGGTGTGGGCATCCACCAAGGCGGTGTGGGTGGCGTGGGCGCCGCTGCTGGGGCCGGTGCTCAAGGCCGCCTTGGTGGTGATCGGTGTCAACCTGCTTGCCGTGGCCGCCGGGCTGCGGATCATTGCCTGGGTGCTGGCGCACGTGGTGGGGCCGGGGTTCGTGGCGTTCGGGGTGCTGTCACGCAACCTGGTGGGGAATGTGCGCGGCAGTTGGGACCGCCTGACATCGTGGATCAAGACGGCGTGGCAGGCGGCCATGGGGATACTGCGGCTGTCGCTGGCCGGGCTGCTCAACTTCATCCTGGGCGCGTTCGCGGCCATCTTGCACAGCGCCGCCCGCGCGTTTGGGTGGATACCTGGCATCGGCGGCCAGCTCAAGACCGCCTCCAGGCAGTTTGACCAGTTCCGCACCAACGTGACCAACGCCATCTTGGGCATCAAGTCGCACACGGTCACGGTGGGGGTGAACTTCTCGCCGTTGACCGCCGCTGGGCGGGCCGCGCAGTCGGGGCAGCTATTCCACCGGGCCAGCGGTGGGCAGATGCGTGGCCCAGGCGGCCCCACGGGCGACCAGATACCGGCGTGGCTGTCGGATCGGGAGTGGGTGATTAACGCCGCCTCCTCCACCATGTACGGCGACCAGGCCATGGCTGCGGTGAACGAGGGCCGGGCCGTCATTGCTTACGCGGGCGGCGGCAGCCCGGGGCTGTCGGTGCGTGCCAGCTTCCCGTCCACCAAGGCCATCAACGCGGGGGTGCTGGCGGCGGTGCAGAAGCTGGCCAACAGCAACTCCCTAAACATCCTGGGCGCGCTGGGCCTAGGCGGGCACGGCGGCCCGCCTGGCGGTGCCACCCACGGGTCAATCCCGTTCCTGGAGTCGCTGTGGGTGGCCGCTGGCGGCCCCCGTTCGCTGGCGCACCTGATGGCCGCCATAGCCATGGCCGAATCCGGTGGCAACGCCGGCGCGCACAATCCGTCCGGGGCCAGCGGGCTGTGGCAGATTCTGGGCCTGCCGTTCCCGGGTAACCCGTTCGACCCGCTGACCAACGCCAGGATGGCCGTCGCCAAGTGGCGCACTCAGGGCCTGGGCGCGTGGGTGACCTACACCAGCGGGGCCTACCGGGCGTACTACGCCCAGGGCGGCAAGGCCCGCCGGTTCGGTGACGGCGGGTGGATCACCGAGCCGGTGTCAGGCATAGGCATGCGCAGCGGCGCACCGTATGAGTTCGCGGAGCGCGGCCAGCCAGAGTACGTGTCCAGCGCGGGCCACCTGGCCGCTGGCGGCCGTGACATCCTGGCCCGCCTGGACCGGCTGATTAGAGCGATGGAGGCCGCCCCTGGGCGCACCGCCAGCGGGATGGCTGAGGCACTTAACCGGGCCGGGCGGCGCAGCGCCTACGCCGGCGCATACGGAGGCTGACGGATGGCGGCATGGGCACCACTGGGGTTCTACGGCGGCGGCCTGGCCCAGTGCCTGGACATCGGCACCGTCTCCCCCAGCACCGGCAAGCTGTACATCGGCTCCGATACCCAGGGGTTCTACTTCGACCCGGGCAGCGCAACCCTCGGTAACAACATCTCCAGCCGCAACGTGGGCCTGGGCGCGTCGGCCAACTACAACCAGATCGCGTGCATCCTCTCCTCGGTGCTGGTGCCTGGCACCACCTACATGGGCACCGGGGATGGGCTGCTAAAGAGCACCGATGACGGGCTGCACTGGACGCTGGTCAACAGCAGCGTGACGTGGGCGGCGAACGGGGCCAACAGCGCCGACCCGATCCCCAGCCTGAACTGGCAGCGGCCGGTGGGGCGGCTGCTGGTAGAGGACGACGTGGCCGGCACCACCAGTGACTTCTTGTGGGCGGCCACCTACAAGCAGGGCATCAAGCGCAGCCCGGACAACGGCGTCACGTTCCCGACCACGGCCAACATGAACAGCAGCGCGCCGGGGTCCAACTACTACGCGCGGGCCTTGGCGCAAGACCCGGACCAGCACACCACCATGTACGCCGGGTTCATCGAGCACAACGACACCGGGGGCAGCCGTGGCTTCGGTGGCTTCTGGAAGTGCACCAACGCACACGCCACCGGCACGCCCAACTTCGTCAAGCAGGCCGGGCTGAACGTTGCGGTGGTCGAGGACATCAAGGTGCTGGGCGGCCTCATCTACGTGGCGTGCGGCACGGATGGGGTGTACCTGGCGGACAAGACCGCTGACCTGTCGCTGTCCGCTAGCTGGATCAACATAGGCACCCAGGGCGGCACCACCCCAGGCCCGGTGCTGAACGCCGCCAGCATCTGGATGAGCCTGGACGTGGTGGACGACGGCTCCGGGCACCACCTGGTGCTGGTGACGTGCTCCAGCCCGGCCGACGCCAGCAAGACGTGCGTGGCGCAGATCACCGTCACCAAGGCCACCAAGACGGTCAGCGCACGGGCCAACCTGGCCACCAACAGCACCGTGACCACGGCCACCATCACACCGGGCGGGCAGACGTGGTGGAACGACGGCACCAACTTCAAGCTGGGGCAGACCAACTGGCAGAACCCGCAGGTGATGTGGGACCCGGGCGACGCCACCCACCAGAAGATGTACGTGGTGGGCGTGTCCGGGTTCTACCGCTCAGTCAACGGCGGCACGTCGTGGTTCCTGGCATCCGGGGGCATGCGCCAGTTCCTGGGCCGGTGCCTGGCCACCGACCCCAACACCGCCGGGTGGGGCGCGGTCGGCAGCTCGGACTGGGGGGTGCTGTTCTGGAAGGACGGCGTGGCGGCCAGCGCCTCGACCAGCGTGCAAAGCGGCAGCGGCATCCCTGGCAGCACGCAGACCTTCGCCGTGGCCGTGGACCCGGTGGATTCCACGGTGTACCTGGGCCTGGGAAACAAATACGGGCGGGCACCGCAAGCCGGGCAGGTGATGCAAGGCGCTGGCGGGGCCACCTGGCCGCCTGGCCCGTTCTCCAACGTAGCGGGCACACCAAGCTGGACCACGGCCACCGGGGGCAAATCCCCCATGGGCCTGGCCACCTTCCGCGACGGCAGCAACAACAAGGTGCTGCTGGCCTTGGCCGCCCAAGGCGGCGGGCTGTGGCGCAACGTCACCTCCGGCGGCGTCTTCCAGGGGTGGACCCAGGTAGGCGCGGCTACCGCGGTGGGCACGTCCACGCTGCTGCCACCCGGCTACAACTACCGGTTCGACATCGGCCCTGGCCGCACCGGGCAGCCGCCAGTCGTCTACTGCTTTGATCCCAAAACCGGGGTGTATGCCAGCACCGATTACGGCGTCACCTGGTCCACGATCTCCACCGCCTACAGCAGCGGGTCGGCCAACAGCAGCGAAATAGCCGCGCACCCGCTCAACCCGGGCGAAGTGTGGATCAGCTACAACGGCAACCTGCGCAAGTTCACCAACGCGGACGGCGTGGGCACCCTTGGCAACACGCTGGTTTCGACGTTGCCGAACTGTGGCGCGATCCGGTTCCGCCCCACGGACGCGCTGTTTGTGGCCACCACCACCGACACCGGCACGGGGCAGTTGGCGTGGCAGTCCACCGACAATGGCAACACCTGGTCGGCGCTGGGCGGGGCCGAGTTCGGCCAGTTGGACAACACCACCGAGCACCTGCGGTGGGATCAAGGTGGGGCCAGCGGAAGGCTGTACGCCTCCGGTAGCAACATCGCCGAAACGCTCGTCCTCGGTGCGGGTGCTGGCGGGTCGTTCACGCTGGTGCAGCAGTCAAACAACCTGGTCGGCGCGGCCGGCTCGATCAACGCCTGGTTCTCTGCCACCAGTGTTGGGTCCACGCTGAACAACCTGCTCACGGTCAGACTGTCGATGAACGACTGTTCAATGACGGTCACGCCGCCTAACAGCAACTGGGAACTGGTCGCGGAAAGCCTGTCCGGCAACACCACCAGCCAGGCCAGGGCGCAAACGTGGCAGTTCCGTCGCTGCTCGGCGGGCATCGGGGCCAGCACCGGCACCGGCGCGGTGTTCACCTACTCCAACAGTTCCGCCGAC